ATACTGGGCGCATTTATCTTGTCAACATCGACAACGTTATCAACCAGGGCCCCTTTGATACAACGGTGGATCCAATATATCAATCAAACCTATGCCAAGAGATACTTTTACCCACCCGACCTTTCCAGAGAATTGAAGACCCAGAAGGAAGAATTGCTCTTTGCACTCTTGGGTCCATAAACTGGGGTGCGTTCCGTAATCCACAAGAGATGCGTAAGGCATGTCGTGTTTTAGTTCGTAGTCTAAGTAATTTATTAAATTATCAAGACTTCCTTAGCGTACAGAGTAAAATGGCTAATACTGATTTTGAACCTCTAGGTGTTGGCATTACTAACTTGGCCTATTGGCATGCTCGTAAGAGTTTCAAATATGGTGAGAAAGATGCACTGGCAGAAGTTAAACGTTGGATGGAACACCAGGCCTACTACCTTACTGAAGCCAGTGTTGAGCTTGCCCAAGAACGTGGACCATGTGCTCGTAGTCAGTACACCTACTACGGTAAGGGAGTCTTTCCTTGGGAAAGACGCAAAGCCGGAGTCAACGAACTCACTGACTTTACGCCTAGCATGGATTGGGAACCGCTCCGTGCTCGTATGATCAAGTACGGGATCCGTAATGCTACACTAATGGCAGTAGCCCCAGTTGAGTCTAGCTCAGTTGTATTAAATAGTACTAACGGAATTGAAATGCCCATGGAAATGATTTCTGTTAAAGAATCAAAGGCGGGATCGTTTGTACAGGTAGTACCAGAATACAAACGATTAAAGAACCGTTATCAGTTAATGTGGGATCAGAAAGATTGTGTTGACTATTTAAAGACAGCTTCAGTATTGGCTGTTTACATTGATCAAAGTTTATCAACTAATACATTCTATAATCCTGCCAATTATGCAGGAGGTAAAGTACCTGCAACTGTAATTGCCAAAAATTTAATGCTGGCTTACAGATGGGGACTAAAGACTATATACTATAGTTTAATTAATAAGGTCGGCGCCAAAGCTGACATGACAAATACAAGTAGTGCAATTACACTTTCTCCAGTTACTGTCTACGAAGAATTAGACGAAGACTGCGAAGCGTGTAAATTATAAAAGGAAATAAAATGAAATTATATATAAAATATATTGATGGACAAATTGTTGATCACCCGATGCTTGAAGATAATCTAACGCAGGTAGATCCTACTTTTGATCCAGATAATCTCCCAGATACATTAAAAGTATTCGAACGTGTAAATGCTCCGATACCTGGACCATATGCTTACATACAGGTTTCATATCAACTAGGTGATGATGGTATTGTTAGAGATACGTATACAGAATTACCATTCAGTGCAGAAGAACGAGCCAAGCTAATTGAATATACAATGGCACAAGCGCATCCCAAAGGTTGGACCTTTAATGAAACAATCTGTGGTTGGGAACCAGGAGTACCTTATCCAACAGATGGAAAAGTTTATGAATGGTCTGAAGAATTAGAGAACTGGTCAGAAATGAATACTTATTAATACTATGTCAAAAGCACAGTACAATTTTTCAAAACAAACAAATTACCTTAAGCGTACAATGTTTCTAGATCCAGCAGGTCCAGTAACAGTGCAACGGTTCGAGGAAGTTAAGTATCCTAAACTACAAAAGTACGAAGAACTTGCTCGGGGCTTCTTTTGGGTTCCAGAGGAAATTAGTCTTACCAAAGACAAGATGGATCACAAAGAAGCCAGTGATGCTGTTAAACATATCTTTACCAGTAACTTGCTAAGGCAAACTGCGTTAGATTCTATCCAGGGTCGAGCGCCTTTCCAAGTGTTTGGGCCAGTTAGTTCAATTCCAGAACTCGAAGCACTGACACTTACCTGGAGTTTCTTCGAAACAAGCATTCACAGCAAGAGCTATAGTCATATTATTCGTAATGTCTACGGAGTACCTAAAGATGAGTTTAACAAGATTCACGACACGGCTGAAATTGCTGGTATGGCTGCTAGTGTTGGTCGCTACTATGAGGATCTTCATATTCTTAACAGCCGTGCAGAGCTGGGCGAAGATGTTGGACTCCATACTCACAAGCGAGCCATATGGATGGCCCTACATGCATCATACGCACTCGAAGCTCTACGTTTCATGGTATCCTTCGCCACGTCACTTGCTATGGTAGAGAATAAGATTTACATCGGTAACGGTAACATCATCAGTTTGATTCTACAAGACGAACTGCTTCATGCAGAGTGGACTGGTTGGTTAATTAACAATGTAACCAAAGACGATCCAGACTTTATTGAAATTGGAAAAGAGTGTGAAGCAGAAGTATACGCTATGTATATGGAAGTCATTCAAGAAGAAAAAGCCTGGGCCGAATACTTGTTCAAGAAGGGTGTGGTCATTGGATTGAATGCCAACATATTGAAAGACTTTGTTGACTATACTGCATTTACTAGACTAAAAGAAATTGGCATCAAGTATCTAGCAGACCATCCAAAGATGAGTCCTATCCCTTGGTTTAACAAGCACGTTAACATCAATAAGAAACAAACAGCATTACAGGAAAACGAAAGCACCAATTATGTTATTGGTGTTATGAGTGATTCAGTTAGCTATGAAGAACTACCAGATTTATAAGGAATAAAATGACCAAAGCAATTGTGTGGTCGAAGTACCACTGCCCATTTTGCGATCAGGCAAAGGCATTATTAAAACAACGAGGTATTCCATTTGAAGAAAAGAAAATCGGTGATGGATATTCTAAAGAAGAATTGTTAGAAGCAATTCCCACAGCAAGAACAGTACCACAGATCTTTATCGATGATCAACTCATTGGTGGCTTTACTGAACTAAAGGCACACCTAAATGGATAACGAGCCCATTGTAGATGAGAACACCATTGATCTATCCGGTGGTGAAGATTACGACAGTATCACTATGATAGATACTAGCAGTATGAACTCTTATAATTACTCCTATAGTACAACACCATCTAGCATTACTATTAGTAACGGTAGCGGTAGCAACTATGGTGCAGTTGGTAGCTCTGGTAGCTTTTTAACCAGCGGCTTGAATGGCACTAGCTGGAGCAACACAAATTGGAATATAAGCAGTAGTTCGTCAACTCCAGGTTTAAAAGTCTCAGGTGACGCAGAGTTCGAAGGCAAGGTTATGATAAACGGCCGGAATATCTCAGAGTTTATGGAAACTATTTCAAACCGGCTTGCTATACTCCAACCAGACCCTGCAAAATTAGAGCACTTCGCGGCTCTTAAAAAAGCCTACGAGCATTACAAAACACTCGAAGCTTTATGCGAAATACCCAAAGAAGAAGATAAGGAATAACATGTTAATTCAAAAACCCGCAGCCACTGGTGATACAGTGAGCATTAAATTAATTTCCGGTGAAGAGATCATCGGACGTTTAGATGAAGATACCGCAGAGTATGTTAAACTGAACAGACCTAAAAGTGTAAGCATTGGCGCACAAGGACTAGGTATGATGCCATTTATGTTCTTAGGCGGAGCAGACAATGTTACTATTAAACACAATCACATCATTGTTATGGTACTTGCAGAAAAAAGTGCATCCGATCAATATGTACAGGGAACAACTGGTATTGCCCTAGTGTAAATAGTAGTTTAGGATATTATTATGGAACCAACAATCGTTTCAACAAGTACGGGAAGCATATCGATAGCATATGATTACAGTCCGTATCTTGAAAGAATTGCATCGTCATTAGAAAGAATTGCAACCGCATCTACTACTACTGGTATTAGGCATGTTGGACCTTACGATTGGGTAGCACCTACAGAAATTTATGATTGGTATAGGCAAGACTTGGGTTCTTTGATTTCTTCAACAGCAACCATTAATACATTATTTGCAAATATTAGCACCATAACAAATAGTTTGCCTAGATTTTTATAAGGATTAAAAAATGCCATACGTACCAGGTGCAAGAGTTCACGGAGTAGTACACGTTGCCGACGTTTACCATAGCGGCAACGTCTACGCCAATAACGTCCCAATTGCTCTTTGGCAATCGCCTGGTGCTAGTGGAACCTTTGGCGGTATTAGCATATCAGTGGCAGTGGAACTAGATCCATTAGTAGTTGAGGAAGTAGCGAGCCAGGTCAATACCTATGTAGCTGCTCAGAATGGTCAACCTAATCAATATTATAATGCTGCCGCGGCAGCTGACGGCGTTAAAGGTAACTACGCCGGTACCGTAGATGATGGTACAACCGCTACTGCGGCAGTATCGTTAATTTCAACTGATACTACCTTCTCTAGTATTGTTCCATTCTTAGACAAATGTCTTGACGAAGCAGCTCAAGGTAAGTGGAGAGAAACAGGTCAAGGTGGTAAACCTAGTAATCCTAATATTACCGGTATTTGGCAGAACATAGGATATCCTGGTAGCAGTCCGTGGACCACAGATCAAACAGCATGGTGCATGGGATTTATTAACTTTGGATTAAAGAGTTCGGGATATCGATATTTCCAAACTGCAAGTGCGGCCGCAATTACGACCAGTCCGGGAAAATGGAACGCTACACAAGTTCCTAAAGATCAAGCACAGCCCGGTGACATAGCATTCTGGAGTTATAGGCACGTTAACT